TTCCGAAGTTGTTTCTCTCATCGCATCAATACATTCTACACCATCTCGCTTGTAATGTAAAGGACTATTTACAGGGTCATGTACTAATTCTTTTTTCATGGTCGTGTCTTCAATATGGTTGACTTGATAATATCAACGTGAGTTCCATCCGGTAGTCTAACTACAATTCTGTCTGACGTGTTGTTTGCTCCGTGCACTACTTCGCCTTCTACAAACAACTCTTCTTTTGTTTTATAGTGCGAGTACCATATCTTCATTCTAATGCCTCTGCAACGTCGGGAAAGTGAGCTGCAATAATTTCCCAGCATTGATCTGCTACGATCATATGTTCTTTCTGAGTGCCGTGACCCCGCCGCAGTTCACAATAATGAATCCACGAACGTAAGCTACCGGCCATGTAAAGTGTGGACTGTGTGTTCCCTTCAGGCAAAACGGCGCGAGCCTGCTCTTTTGCAATTCCATTGTTCAATGCCCACTGGTACGCATCTTTGGCCGCATTAATTACATTTGCCTGTTTCATGTTCCAGTCTTCGTATAGGCGTTCGTGTTGAGTTTTGTTGCCGCCCTTGCCGAAGTCTTCCTGGTCTTCTAGCTCGATACTATTCTGTCTGTTCTTTGGGTCTTGTAGCCGAGCTTCACGATATGTGTGATTCTCCTGAACAGCGTATCGTTGGCTAAACTCTTGGAAACTGAAACTCCGATGCCGTAACATCTGACGAGCAATATCTCGTGTAGTAATAATTTCCATAGTAATATGCACCATCTCGAAAGGAGACCAGTGTCCGTGTTTGATAAGGTATCGTAGCAGTCGTGGTGCGCTTTCGTGATGATTTTGATTCTCTGGGTTACTGACCCGAGCAGCATAAGCTACCAGCTCTTCAGCATTTACACAGCCAGTAAATATACTGGGCTTAGTGATTCCAATTAGGTTTACTTTGCTCATTCTAAAGATCCCTCTACTGTCATTATTGGCTCTAGCCAAAAATTGATTGCTATGCTTTTTCTTATTCCTTTTGTCACTTCTGTAACTCCATGAGGTTTTGCAGAATCAAATACTACTAGCCTATTGTGTGTAGGCTCTATTTCTTTGCCTTCTACCTTTAATAACCCTCCTTCAACATCTTGATTACCAAAGTACAGTATGGCACCAAATAAAGGATAAGACAGTTCCCCGGTTTCATTATATTTTACTACATCGTAGTCTGAGTGTATATCTAAGGAGTACACTTGACCATCTTCTTCTTGAGTATCCATTCCTGGCATAAGTACTGTAGGCCAGTACTCATACCCATATGCAGAATAACATGGATAGTTCTCTACTATCTCTGGTTCTTCTAACATTCGTTCTACTATGTATGAGCCTATACTTCCTTTTGAGTCTACTTTCTCAAAACCATTAAAATCTGCTTTTCGAAAATAAAAAGATTTGTCTTCCCAAAACTTAGAATAATTTATAGACTGTACTGCTTTTTCGTCAGTTAAAAAGTTATCTATTATTATCACGCTCTCGTGATCCTCTGTTCATAGTCAGCAAGAGACTCATCCCACCAAGGGGGACTTTCTCTGCCAGTCCAACTGGCGAAAGTAGCCTTGTCAAGATGATAATAGTCACGATAAGACTGTATTGGGTCATCATAGTTTTTGAGTACCTCAGGCATCGCAAGTCCAAACGTGGTAAAGCCCACTCGTTTAAGGTTGATTGGGTCAGGTAATTTGTTGATGACTTGCCAGAACGATTTATGTTCTTTGCCATAACGGTATCGGTACTCCTCTGCTAGTGCGTGTGAATAGCACCAAGTCCACTCGTAGTTATCGAGAGATGATCGTGTCCATATCGTACTTGGGTGATTATACATCATGCCAAGGTATGGTGTTAGTTTACGCTCCTCCGGTTTCAGAGGCTTTTCAGTCTTTTTGTATTCGTTGAGTACTGCCGCTTCATCTTTTTCAAGAGCACGAGGAACAAAGCCCAGCAACTGGTCTACCCAGATAGCAGTACACAATAATTGTGCGGCTTCCAGTATCATTTTGTTGACGTGCTTGTCTACGTGATACTCAGCGCATTTGTCTAAATCTTCGTCAAGGTAAAATAAATTCATGGTGTAATTATACTCGCATTAGTAACTAAAGTCAAGAAATATTTTCATACAGTTTTTTATTTTTTAAATAAGTAAGGTTTTCATGCTTTCTAGGCCCTTTTCCATGCCATGTGTAAGAAGATTTATTATACTCCCAGTCTGTATGAGATTGGTTAAACTCAAAAAACTTAATTTTGTCTGAGAACTTATCGGCTATTCTTGCTAAAGCTATTTGATCTACAAACCATTTTGAAGGTAAGCTATGTATTAAATCTGAAACTTGTTTTACAAAATCTATAGAATTTTTAGATCCGGAAAGCCATACTAGACTTGCCAGTATTTTCATATGCTCTTCACACTGCGGCCTAAAGAACAAACCTACTTCTTCTTCTGGAGTAGGCATAAGACTTCTAAAATACGCATCTATATCGGCTATCAACACTCCTTCACTTAGGTCTAAAGAAGAAGCACTGTGAAACCGTTGACTACACAAATCAGCAGGAGTAGGATTATCTAAATACCTAAACCAAACATTATCCATGCCTTCAGATAAGTAAAAACTATCAGTACACGGATTGATAACTTCTATTAGTGGCTTATAGCCAGATTGCAAAGCAGAATTATAAAAAGCTTTTCCATGGGTTAAAAAATACTTATTGTCACAAGACGCAAATACTTTCATTGATTTGTAAAGTTCACAAAGTGTTTAGGAATAAATAGAGCTAAAAGGCTTCGTCCTTTCAACCCACTATCTTTTAACTGAGTATCAGAAGCAGGGTATATTAACATATAATCTTTTAATTTTCCTAATTTTTTCAAATAAGTCAAATTAATCACTCCTTTTTCCATACCTTCAAAGTCGTCTAACGCAATCACAGTATCTTTATGAATTAAAGAATCTAACATTTTTAAATCATCTGGACCAACTCTTCCATCTAAAAATACAAAATCAAAAGAAGGTGTTAGTTGTTTTAGCATATCAACACTAGTCTGTCTACGGTATTGTATAATATCTGTACTGCCGTAATATGGCAATATTATGTCATTGGAGGAGTCGCATGTATGAATCTCTCCATTATTCCTTTGAGACTCCATTCCTAGTGCCATAGCAATTGTACTGCGGCCTATGAAAGTACCTACTTCTATTACTTTTTTAGGATTAAAAAATTTAGTTACCAAGTACAATAAGTATGCTTGAGATAATGATATAGACCCTGTATTATAACTTGCATATACTCTTAGATTCTCTAAAGAGATAGACGTATCAAAAAAGGACGCTTTTGTTTCTTCTGATACGCCCTCTGAAGCATCTAGTAAAATATCCCAGAAAACTCTAGAGAATCTATGAGTAGATATGTTTATCACGTATTAGTTGCCTTCGCGTAGTTTGTTAAGAATATATGCAGGGTCGGTAAACATATAGGGGTCGCCTTCGACGTTGTCTTCTTTCCCTTCTTCAATAAACCAGTCTGTGATGGTACCATTATCTACGATACAGGCATATCGCCATGAACGGCGACCAAAGCCAAGGTTGTCCTTGTCAACAATCATCTGCATCTCTTCGGTAAATTTACCACTACCGTCTGGAATTACAATAACGTTTTCAAGATTATTCTGTCGTCCCCACGCATTGCATACAAACGCATCATTGACTGTCATACAAAAGATTTCATCAATATCTTCTGCGTAGATTTCTTCTGCAAGCTGCTCAAAGCTAGGCAGTTGGTAGGTAGAGCAGGTTGGCGTGAAAGCGCCTGGCAGGGCAAACATAAGTACTCGCTGTCCTGCAAATAAGTCCCATGTGTTTACATCGAGCCACTCAAACTGCTCTGTCTCTTCATTATAAATACGCGTGTGAAATGTTACTGAAGGCACCATTTCGGGAAGAGAGCGCCAGTAACCTTTCTCTTCGTAACCAGCGCGCTCATGTTCTGTGCAATAAATTGCCATGTTTATACGTTCTCCTTTGGAATAAATACGTCATCTCGCATTAGTCTTTCGACGTAGATATAGTTAAATGTTTCTGTAAAAATTTTTCTGAACTCTTGCGACCCTTGTTTAGTTGACTTATATTCATGAATCAACCCATTATTTTCTACTACTATTACAGGTCTGTGTTTTGTAATAGTTTGTTTTGCTCCTTGTAAAGCCTTCCATTCAAACCCTTCTAAGTCTAGCCAAAGTAGGTCTACTTTCTTAAGTGGAGTACTATCAATTGTAGTAGATTCAATTGTACCATTTTCACAATGAGAAACTTGAGTGGCTCCTACATTTCCTTTTAAGGTACTTGATACTTTTACATAAGATTTTTCGTTTGATAGTGCTTTGTTTGTTTTGTACACATTTTTAACTTCACAAAGGTTTTTAACTAAACAATCCCAATTTTCTGTAGAAGGCTCATAAGTCCATACATTATTAAAATGTTTTGCTAAATTATATGGGAAAACCCCGCAACATCCTCCGGCTTGTATTACCGTATCTCTGTTTTTAACGTAAGATAAAACTCTTTCGTGTTTAGTATCCCACTCTCGTAATATATCTCTATGAGAGGTTACGTCTCTTTCAGGGATTTCCCATTGCATTTACACGTTCTCAAGTCGTGTCATTAATCTTTCTGCTCGATTCCCGACTTGGTTATACCAACGAGAGTCTCGCCCTTCTACTGCTGCAGCCGACCACTCACCACATTCAAGATGTGCGTTCATCTTTCGGAACTTTGAAAGACGTGGACGACCTAAATTAAACATCATGTTTACAAGAATTTCTTGTACTTCACCAGGGAACCCTTCCCATACATCAACACCGTATAGTGCAGTACACTCGCTTATAGCCACATCGAGATCGCTTTTAAAGCACTCGAGCGCTCGCTCAACTGAGACCGGCTCTCCGACTTCGTATCCGTACTCTGGATCTGACTCAAGCACGAGGTGTCCCACTCCGAAGGTCTTGTACCCAAGATGGTCCAAATAAATTTCACAAACAAATCCCTCATCAATTTTAAGTTGTTCATATACACGTTCTACGTTCATTACTTACGTTCCTTTTTATCGGTTGACGCCCGTACAAAACGCCACTCGTCTCGAGCTTTGTCGTATTCATGTATCAGGTATGCGCCTGATAAACCCATCATCAGTTTTCCTCGAAGCTCTTCGGTGTTCCACTGATATCCGGTTACGACTACTTCTTCTAGGTTTGGTTTACTAAGGTGAGGGTCTTCGGCTTCTTCAGCCATCGCTGACCCCGCTGCGATTAATAATATTGCTAACTTTTTCATATTGCCTTTTTAGTCCTTGTGGGACGCTGTTTTTGTGAGGCAACTTTGAGTAAGGTGTAGCCTCTAACCTTCGTCATCTACTTCGAGAACTCCTTGGTCAATTAGATACTGAACAGTCCCTTCTATTCCGTCTCGGCGTCCTAAATGAAAGGCAGTCTGTGAGGATCCCCACATACATACGCCAAACACGATGAGAGCTGTAGTCAAATCAAGCATAGTATTCTCCTAGGTATTCTTGTAATTGAGTATATTATACTGAAAAACGGAAGGGAAGTCAAGAAATTTTTTTGGGAATACCACTCATAAC